ATTTCAGACTTGGGTTTTCTCGAACTATTAGTTGCGCATTTATTTGAACAATAATCACGAAAAATCTTTTGTGGATATGTGACGTTTAGTAGAGAAGAGCGTTCGCACCCCTTACAAACCTGTAGTTGTGTAATATTATTTTTAACCATAAGTATTCTATGTAGATTAACTGGTTTTTTACAATTCAACCACGCAGTTTCTTCATGTAGACGACGTAGGAGAGTTTTAGTTATATCCTTTCCAGGTCTCCAATCTCTAGTAGTTAATCCACTTATCAGTTCTTGTGTATACATTACAAATACCCCTTTATACTACATCCTGTTATTTAGTGTAATACCTGAGGAAATTATACAGTATAATTATATAAGACGCAACTTTAAGTTTATTTTATAATATAGTAGTCTAGAATTTAGACAATAAAAAAGAGGCCGAAGCCTCTTTTTTATTGGTAACTTGTTGTTTTACCTATAGTAAATTACTGATGGCGACTCTGCGATAATATACGTTCGAGTTCTGCTTAAGCTCACCAAGGCCAGCGTTAAGACCGTCAGCGAATGGGTTGGCTACCATACCATATCGTGTCTTAAAGCCGATTAGTGGCTGTAGAGTCTTAGGATCAACGGCGCGTGCCATTTGTAGTGGAACGTACGGTGCGTAGAATAGACCTGCGTCTTTTGGATCAGCGCCCTTATAACCAATAACTGCATAGTTAGTTGTTGAATATGGGTCGATATAAACCTTAAACTGGCCGTTTAGGATACCGGCGAATGTGTTGCCAGTGTCGTCTACGTTAAGCTCATTTGACTGAAGAGCAGGAGCAAAGTCAAGAACACCTGCCATTTGTAGTGCGGAAGCAACATCTGAAGAACAGATGATGATATTTCCGCGGCCACGACGGGTCTCTTTGGCGATGGCGTTACCTTCACGCGATAACTGGTACATAAGTCCCTTGAACTTCTCAACTGACCAACGGCCGTTTGAGTCAACATCAAGGTCGAATACGCCTGCAGTTGCTGTGTCTGTTTGCGCGCCTGTCTTAGCAGTTAGGTAGATAGTACGGATAACTTCACGGTTGATGTCGGCAAGAATCTCGGTTGATAGCATTGAAGCAAGTTCTGCTTCAGCGTCTAGCCCGTGGATTGCCTTCAAGTCTTGCGCTAGTTCAGTTGAGTACTGCGCCTTTAGAGCACGTGACTTAGCTGTTACGGAAACCTTCTCGATTGAGATACCCATTTCTGCCCAAGCAACGTTGCTTGCGAGACCTAGGGCTTCAGCTTGTGCTGTGGACATACCACCGGCAAAGTTGTAAGTAACCGAGTTACCTGATGGAGCTGATCCAACGTTAGTATTAGCTTGACCGATTGTAGTGTTACCGGCTGTTACTGTAGAGAACGCAGTGTTAGCTTCGTTGTAGAATGCTTCTGGTCCTGCTTGGTTTTCGTAACGTGAACGCATTGCGAAGATAAGTCCTGTTGGACCTGTCATCGGCTGAACGCCACATACGTCATACGCAAGTAGGTTAGGCATCGCACGTCGAACTAGCGCAACCATTACTGGGTCGAAGTTCTGAACGCCGGATGTTACGTTTGTATCTTCACTTAGAAGTGAAAGACCGTTTGTTGATGACTCTGAACGTAGAGCATTTTCAGTGTTCTCAAGGATCTGCGCTGTTACTGAACGGCGGTGACGATCTTTGATCTTTGAAGTGCTGGCTCCAGTGTAATCAAGAACTCGACCCCACTTATTTTCTAGCCCTTCGGCAAATAGTTGTTGCATTACTTTTTTCTCCTTTGTGCCTTGTGGCGTTTGTTATTTTATCTATTTAGTAATAGTTGTTTTTCGGTTAGTGCTTCATACGCTCAAGTACGCTAAACACTGAACGCTCAGTGCTTGTTGTATTAGGAGCGAAATTATCATCTGTACCTTCAACGATAATACCGCTGTCAGCATCAATAGGGGCAGCTGGTCTACGTGCTGGAGCGGTTGCTACAACTGATTCGCTTAGGGTTTCGACATTAGAGCGGAATGTTTCGATAGTGTCACTATCTGTCATATTTTCTGTTAGAGCGCGAAGACGATCCTTTTGTGGAGCAGTCAAAGTACGTGACACCTCTTCAAAGATCTTGTCCTTACGAAGACTCTTTAGCTCAGAAGCTGCATCAACGTTAACATCAATAGCTTCGTTTAGTTGCGTCTTGAGAGCATCTATTTCAGCGTTTAGGTTCTCGACTACGTCAACAGCAACCTTAGGAATATCGATGTTGAATTGCTCTGCTAGAGTTACTACACCTTCCATGAACTTTTCAGCTGCAACTGAGCGCAGTGTTTGTTCTAGAACTGGTGTATTGTCAGTTACATAGCTTTCAGCCGCGAATGAAATATACCGGTCAAGCTGAGTCTCTAGTTGTTCTGTAACTGCCTCAACAGCTTCAGAAATTTGGATCTCTTGTGCTTCACGCAGCTCTTCTGTTACAACAGCAACGCGAGCAGATACTGCAGTTTCAAATATTAGTGCAGTCTTTTCTTTAAACTCTTCAGTAAGTGTTTCACCCGCGAAAATTTCAGCAATATCTTCTTTTACAGAGATGGATTGCAGGTTAATACCTTGAAGATCGGGAACTGAGTTCGCCGGATCTACGTTATAATCTTGGTTTGCATCAAGCTCATTTGCAATACGGTCAAGATCAATTTGATCCATACATTGTAGTTGTGCAATTAGAGCGCGTAGAACTGCTGAACGTTGAACTGGTTGGCCGCGAACGATCGCAACGTCTGCGTCAGAATCAGCCATGTTATCTTGTGCGCGAGCTGTATCACCAGTATCGACCGGACCGGGTACTATTGAACCCATTCCGCTGACGTCGTGATCAGGAACCTGAACGTCCTCGTTTACTTTCGTGTTTGTGTTAGCCATTAGTTGTCTCCTTAGTGTCATATGTTTTCATTTATTTAGCGGATGAGGGTATTTGGTATTATTTTGTTGTAATACCTGTAAGAAATTGTTCAAAAAGACGAATACGTGTCTGTTCTGTAACTAGTCTTGTAGGCTTATCAAGTTCGGCGATAGTAGATTCATATATTTCTGAGCCGATCCAGCTTCCAGCTGCATCAAGAACCCAGGATTCTCCTTCCATGATACCGTTTACCCAAGCGCCAGGCGCTGATGGATCGGTAACAACGTCCGCAGCTGTTGCGATTTTGAAGTTGTGTACTTCAGTAATACCACTTGGTTGTTTGCGTAGTCCGCCAACTCCACGTGAAGATACACCAAAGCGGACGCCTTCTCTAATAAGGCCTCGTACTACTTTACCCATTGGTAGTTCAGCAAGTACACGAGCTTTACCAATCCAATCGTTACCTTCTTGTACTAGGGCCGTAATAAGATGTGAGGCGCGTTCGTGATCTAGTGCAGGTGTTGCTGGATGTCCTAGTTCACCAATCGCACAGTTTAAGTTTACCTTTTCGTTTACATAACGCTCTACTTCTTCTTCAAGCATACGACGAGCATATTGACGACCATTCCGGTTTTTAATTTCAGACTGCATAAAGATGCCTTCGATGAAATATTGCTTCTCACCATTCGTTCGCGATTCTACTATTAGTCCCGCTACATCGTGATTAAGCTCTGTAATTAAAAGACCCATTTAGGCATCCGATCCGTTTCTAAACGTCTGAAAATTCATCATTTTTAAAACAGCAGCGTGAGCCTTCATACGCTCGTCATCAGTAGCGTCTTTAATCGCTAGAGCTGCGTCGGTATCTGCAGGGGGACCGTCTACTGCATTATCTTGAGCAGATTGCGATACCTTAGCTTTCGCTAGGTCATCGTTAATTCTGTCTTGATAGTAATTCTGGTTAGGGTTTACTTTATCATATACGATATTATCTACACCAGCGTCGTAGCCGTGACGCTCTGCACCTAACTCATTAGTCTTGATATTAGCTGCATTCCAAAAGTCAGGGCCGTTTCCAGCACGATCTTCCATCGACTTTACGGCATGTAGTCGCAGGAAATTCGCCAATGGAGAAAATCCAGTGACGCCTAGCGCTTTTGCAATTACATTGTTATCGACTTCAGGCATTCGGGGAAATCCTTTTATTGGTTACGAACGCGCGAACTTTAGCAGCTACCCGATCTTCAAATACGGCATTGAATGTAGATATCGCAGCAGCTTTGTCGCTGTTTGCAATACTTGAAATGATGTTGTATATTCTCTTGTCAGCCATATTACTTCTCTCTTTATTATATTTAGGTATCTTGTTGATTTGTTATATTACTCTGTTGCTTCACCATTAATCGGACCATACAACAGGAGATCTTCCCGTATATGCTCAGCATTTTCTCTCTGTTGATCTTCATTCATTTGCCATACTTCACTAAGTATAAAGCGACGAGGTATTAGAATATCAACATAAGGCATTAGTCGGTCTGTTGTTGCTGCGCGATCTTTTAGTACATCAGCGTTCTTTAGTTCTTCGAAGTAGCTGTCTTCAGCATACTTGAAGAACATGAATTGATTAATTTCTTGCCACTCTTCAAGGTTTACTATACCTTTAAGGATCAGTTGTTTTTCGAGTATCTTCTTGAAGAGATATCCAAACTGAGTACGTAGTCTAGCGACATATTTTTGGAATTTAACTTCGTCGCGAGTAATCTCGCCAACGCGTCCGAGGGAAAATGCACTGCTTGGACTGACGCGCGAGATGGGAATTTTCAATGATTTATAAAGTAGCGTTTGAAAATATTCGACTTCATCCATATTCGAAAAATTGTCTTGCCCAGGGAGAACGTCGATAGTAGTACCTTCACCGTTACGCTTCGGGATCCAGTAATCTTCTGTCATTGACATAAACTTACGGTCATCTCGCACAGCACCAGTCTGAGCATCATATACAGTTTTATTCTTATGTGACGCCATCATAGATTGCATATGTTGATCGGCTTTATTTTTCGGCAACTGACCTACTTCAACATTCCACACTTTACGTTGAGGTGCGCGAACAAGGCGAGAGATAATTGCTGCATCTTCCAACATACGAAGTTGGTTGTGGGGCCGGATAGCAGCATGCAAATACGATATAGTCATTGTATTTGTGCCGTTTTTAAGTCCTGAAGAAACAGATACAACTGAATCCTGTGTTAGTTTAACATTTTGACCTAGATTGGACATATTATAAACAGATGCTTGACCAGCATTGTTAAATCCAGAGTCGTTGAATAGGTAGTAATCATTTACGACAGTCTGTACATCAATTCCATCTTTGTTTGGGACCTTGGCGATTTCTCGCACTCTCCGAATATTCATCGGATCCATAACACGTATATCTTGAACTCCCGCACCGAGATTCTCATCATCTACTACTAGTAAGCATGGAAGTCTACCGTCTACATACCACTTTCTGAAGAGTTCATACCCACGAACGTTGAAGTTCAATAGATTAAATACAATATACTTAAACTCTGCCTGTAACGTAGCTTTGAATTGTTCACTTAACTCGAGCTTAGAAAGATCTAGACTTACAACATCATTGTTAGGATCATCAGAAATGATCGCCTCGTTTGTAATATCGTCCACTACAGAATCGATTTCAGGATGTAGAGAAAGCTCTCGATATCTAATTATTAGTTCTGCTTCAGACCTAACAACTCCATCGAGATCGAGCCCATAACCGTAGGTTCCACCGTAATTGGAAATATCAATAGAGGCTTCTTCATCCGACGTAGGGACGATTGTTTGTATATTTTTTCCGTTGTTATCATCTTCGCCGGGACGAGTGATAGTAAAGCCGAATAACTTCATTTAAACCTCATTAAATAGTATGTGTTGGTCGCTTAGGAGTTGGAGAAGTTACCAGCAACAGAAGGACCAGCAACATCCCACCAGTTGTATTCAAATCGTACTTGGAACGTCTCGATAGAGTTTTGTTGATCCCAAGAAAGACCGATTCCACCAATAGTTGTTGGCCACAGGTCATTGAACTTATAATATCTTGTTGGGATTTGATCATTTACTCGACTGTATTGCTTAACTATTCCGCTTGCCTTATAGAAGGACGGTGCGGAAGTTGCGGTCTGTCTGATATTACGCTCACGAGCGTTTACCATATTTGACCATGTTTCAAATGCGTTACGCACAACCCAATCTTCGTCGTTTATAACGTTGATTGCCCATGGTGCGAATTGACGGTCACCAGCATAAGGTAGCATACGCCCCTTATAGCCAACGCTAATAATACCAACAGTACTCTCAGGTAGTTCTGTACCTTGAGCAGTGAATGAAAGTTTCTTTCCAGCACCTTGACCAATAGCAGCTGGGAAGGTAAGCTGTACTTCGAATAGTGTAGGTCTTTGCCCACCGAATGCTAGTTCGCCCTTAAATTCAGAAATGTTAAAACCCATTTGTATCTCCTCGAGTTAATGTCTTTACTTTTATTTAGGTAAAGTATAGCTTAGACACAGAAATAGAGGAGCCGAAGCCCCTCTATTTCTACCATTTACTTGTTATTAAAACGTTCCGATAACTTCAGTGAAGTCTACACCAGTACGAGTACCTGCGAAGTTTAGCTGGATAGTGTTAATCGAGCGAGCTGGTGTAACGTAGATGTCTCCGGCAAACCCATGATTATCTATTACTTGAGGTGTATTGTTTCGCTCATCACATACGATAGTATATGCTGTAATACCTCTACGACCTTGTATGTCGCGTAGTAGCGGCTCAATCATATTGCGGAATTGTGCCTGTGCGAACTCATCGTTGATCTCAAATAGTAGGTCAGCAGACGCTGTTGAAATATTCTTACGAAGTAGTATGAATAGTTGGCGAACGTTTATTCGACTGAATGCAGAGTTCTTACCGATAAGTGTCTTATCACCCATTAGTATTGCACCTTGACCAGTTACATTGTATAGTGGATTGATATCTTCACGATACAGTGCGTCACGATTAGGTTGGTCTGGAGTCCATGCAAGTCTGATAGTATTACGTACACGACCTCTTGAATACCCACCTGGACTCATCCAAGGAGCTGTTCCTGATGCTGAACGAGCAAGTATACCCGCTACATCACCTGAAAGTGGAATCCAACGATATACATCGTTATACTTGTCGTATTGATACTTAAAGTTGCTATCGAGCATTGCATATGATGTTGATTGTAGTGATCTACGGAACGCTATAAGGTTCGCAAGTTCAGCACCATTCGCGTTTACGACAGCAGATTTAGGTGGGGATATTACTGCAACTGTATCTTGTCTAACTTCTGCAATACTACCGATTAGATAGTTAGCTAGTGTATTATCACGAGCCTTACCTTGGATAAGATACGAAGTTTGTACTTCATCTGCTGATTTGAATAGATCCCATGCTCTAGCTAGTACTGCGATAGGAACAGTTGCTTCATCTTCACCATTTTGACCTTGAGCGAAGTTCATCGTCGCCGCCTTTGGTTGTACTGGCGCTACTAGCGCAGTTGCTACACCAGTTACAACTCCAGAGAGGTCTGCACCACTCCAGACATACTTGGATGTTTGATTAAGAGCATTTTTATAGTAGTTTGAAGTACCGTCATCTGTTCTAGCATCTGTAGCTCGTGAAACGGCGCCGAATACTTCTAGTATTGCGTTCGGAGTTCCTGTAAACTTACCATCCTTATCAATAATAACGACATGCATCTCATCAGTAATAGTTGGATTGTTTGTTTTAGCCTGATAAAGTGAAACATCAGGCGCGCCATCAACTACATTATAGAATTCCCAGAAGCGTTCAATAGAATTACTTGTTACTGCTTCAAATAATGTGAGAGATGAACTAAACTGAACGTTCATAGTCGCTGTTGTACCTACGATTGCAGCCGCACCAACAGAAGTTATTGAAAGAAATTGTGTACCGATTGAAGTATTACCGACGCGAACGACGTCTCCGGGTGTGAGATCGGCCGTTACTAGCGCAGCAGCAGCGATTACAGTGTTTGCGTTACCTGTACCAGAAGCGGTAATAGTCACGATTGCGGTGTTACTACCTGGGGTATATACCACGGCAGACTCTGAGCTAACATCAGAGTTCGCGACAAGCCCAACAACTTTACTAAAGGCCGCGCTTGAAGCACAAACAGATATTCTAAGCGAATTACCTAATTCACCTGGATACTTAGCAACAAATGGTACTGCCGCATTAAAAGAGATTTCGTCATATGTAGTTGGATTCTTAACAATTGATGACAGGAGTATAGTGTTAGATACAGCGGCGTTAGA